AAAAGAAGATACAAAGAAATATGTCGAAAAATAAAACAGATGTTAGATTAGAGGATATGCTCAAGTTGAAGCCTATTGGCGACAACCAAGAGCAAGTCTTTAAATCTTGGGATGAAGGTAAACACCAATTTGTATTTGGTGCAGCTGGAACAGGTAAAACGTTTGTTTTACTTTACAAAGCATTTCAAGATGTTTTAAACATTAAATCACAATACGATAAAGTTGTATTGGTTAGATCACTTATTCCAACCAGAGAGATAGGATTCTTACCTGGTGACGAAGAAGATAAATCAGCATTATATCAAATACCATATAGAAACATGGTTCAGTTTATGTTTCAACAACCTAACGAACAAGCTTTTAATATGTTATATGATAGATTGATTAATCAAGGTTCAATGTACTTTATGTCAACTTCATTTTTACGTGGATTGACATTTGATAACTCTATAATAATTGTGGATGAGTGTCAAAATCTAAACTTTCACGAACTAGACACCATCATAACACGGGTAGGTCAAAATTCTAAAATAGCATTTGCTGGTGATTTTTTTCAGACAGACTTGATTAGAACAAACGAAAGAAATGGTCTACATGATTTTTTAAGAATTGTAGAAAACATGAAGTCTTTTAATGTAACAGAATATACAATCGCAGATATTGTACGATCTGGTTTCATTAGAGAATATTTAATAGAAAAGACTAAACTAGGTCTTGGTATGGAGCAATAATGGATATAGTAAAACTAAGAGAGCAACTCGCAATAGACGAGGGAGTAAAATACGAAATATATAAAGATCATTTGGGTTACCCAACTTGTGGTATAGGACATTTGATTTTAGAATCAGACCCAGAACATGGTCAACCAGTAGGAACACCTGTATCTGAGGAAAGAGTAAACGAATTATTTGATAAAGATTGTCAAGTTATGATAGATGAGTGTAAAATTCTCTATCCAAATTTTGATGAACTACCAGAAGAAGCAAAACAAATAATAGCAAATATGATGTTTAATATGGGTCGTCCTAGATTAAGCAAATTTAAAAAAATGAAAGCAGCTGTAGATGAGCAAAATTGGGAAGAGGCTGCAAATCAGATGGAAGACTCAGGTTGGTATCGACAAGTTACTAATAGAGCTGAACGTCTATGTGATAGAATGAGGGTAATAGGAATTGTTTAAACATGTACCTGTGACGTTACCAGAGTTGGTAACAGAAACTATTGATAAGAAAAGATATTATGTAACACCAGATGGTAACAAGTACCCATCTATAACTACCGTATTATCTACACGAAACAAAAAAGGTTTGTTTGAGTGGCGTAAACGAGTTGGTGAAGATGTAGCAAACTATATATCAAGAACTGCTGCGTCAAGAGGTACCAAGGTTCACCATATGTGTGAAGACTATCTTAATAATAATTTTGATATAGACAAGCATAAAAAGGATTTTCTACCTTATTGTTTATTCCAACAATTAAGCACAAAGGTTCTATGCAAGATTGACAACATTCGAGCTCAAGAAATAGCTTTGTATTCTGATAAATACAAATTAGCAGGTAGAGTTGATTGTATTGCTGAATACGATGGTGTCTTATCGGTTATTGACTTCAAAACCTCAGCAAAGGAACGTAAAGAGGAATATAATCAAAACTACTACATTCAGGCCTCGGCATATGCTGAAATGTTTGAAGAGCGTACTGCCCAATCAATCGATCAGATTGTTATTTTGGTCGTAACAGAGGATGGTGTGGTACAAGAGTTTATTAAGGATAAAAAAGAGTATGTTCCTATAATAGATGAAATTGTATCAGACTTTCAGAAAGAAAATGTCAATGAACCGATTTTTGCAGATATTAATCCTACTGGCTAGTGTATTATTATTTAATAGTGCATACGCAAATAACCCGCCTGAAGGTGTTCTACCAGAGATAGAAAAAACTGAACCACCAGGCCCTAATCCTTTTTTTGTACAGAAACCTACACTCTGTCAAAATGGTGATGCTTTTATTACTGTATTAGAATATAGAGAAGAATACAGAGCATTTATGGGTGCTGGTCAACTAGTTAAACCCGATGGTGAAAAAACTAGTGTAATGATTTTTACAGCTGTTAATTTTAATAATGGAACATTTACAGTATTTGAGTGGCATAGTCAGTATAATATGGCATGTATATTAGCAACTGGTAAAGGATTTCAAATACTAGAGCATGGGCAAGAAACTAATTCTATATCAATCAATTTAATCAAAGAATTATAAAATTAACCCTTGACAAATCAAGGTTAATCATGGTATAAATATATTTGAATTCGGTGAAGCTTTGTAGAAAAGCAGTAAGGACTAGGGTGCGATACCCTACACCTCCACCAAACCTAGATAACCTCGATTTAGGGGGTGAAATAGGTTTCGACTACTGACGAGTATCTTTGCTGAGGATTCACAACCATAAGTGCAAACACTAATTTTGCAATGGCAGCTTAAACCTAGCGGTTAACCCTGTCGGGGTTGGCAAGTACCTGGCAACAGAAACTTGTCACTTTAAAATGAGGAATAATTATGATAGGAATAAATGAGAAGTTTCCAACGTTTGAACTAACAGGCGTTGATAAAGATAACGAATTAGTAAAAATAAAATCAGCAGATTACTTAGAAGACTGGTCAGTATTCTTTTTTTATCCTAAAGACTTTACTTTTATATGTCCTACTGAAATTTTTGCGATGGATAAGTTAGCAGATAAAGGATATAAAGTATTAGGATTTTCTGGTGACAATGAATATTGCAAATTAAATTGGAAAAAGACCAACAGTTTAATTAAAGATATAAAATATCCCTTAGTTGCAGACACAGGTTTATTACTAGCAGAAAAACTAGGAATTGTAGATTGGAACGAGGGTGTTTCATTAAGAGCTACTTTTATTGTGGATAACAAAAATAATGTTAGACATATATCAGTAAATGAGTTAGATACTGGCAGAAACGTTGATGAAGTAATAAGAACGTTAGAGGCACTACAGGCAGGTGGTAAAACTGGCTGTGATTGGCAACCAGGGGATGCTCTACTATAAATGGACTTTAAAAAACTTACACCAAAAAAATTCTCACTAGAAATAGAAAGAATTGCTAGTGAGAATAATTTAAATCATTTAGACTCTGTATTATTATATTGTGATAAAAATAAAATGGAAATACAAACTGTGAAAAAATTAATCACAAAAGCATTAAAACAAAAGATAGAGGCTAACGCATCAGCACTTAAACTATTAAAAACTACTGATAGTGGTGTGGGTAAACTACCAATATAATGGATGCAGCTGATGTATATCTAACATATTGTGCAATCAAAGCTCACTTTTCTAAAAACAAGTATGATTACCATAAGTTTGCTGGTAAGACTAAGATAAAGAGAGATAGTTTCTACAAAAGAAAAGATAGGTTCTTCTTTGCAAGACTAGCTAGAAAACTAAAGACTAAAAAAGAGATAGAGAACTATTTCATAGCAAACTATGTAATTGTCAAAGGTGGATGGGTAGGTAAGTATGAGGACGAATATTATACAGAATGGAAGAAGAGAACCGAGTCTCTCACATACACTTTTAAGAACGAGATAGAACCATACGCTGATAAGTTTGAGGAATTATTTGAGTGGAAAGATACTCATCCATTATTATTAAGAGAGTATCTAGGTAAAAGAGTTTCATTGGAAACAATGATTATATTGGACGACTTAGTTCAATATCAAAAGAATTGGCAAGAAGACTTGATATGGACAGACATAAAAAATCTTATGAATAACTATAAAAAGTTCTTGACAATAGACAAGGAAAGGTGTAGAATGGCACTATTAACTTGTATAAATAATAATACAAATTAACATACGATAACATACGTTTACATAAGGAGAAATAAAATGTCATTAGACAACATACGTAAAAATAATTCTTTAGATAAATTGCTCGGTGCGGTTACTAAAGAAAATCAACCACAAGAGAAAAAATCATATACAGACGAGAGACTATGGAAACCAGAGTTAGATAAATCTGGCAATGGTTATGCTGTACTTCGTTTCTTACCAGCTGTTCATGGTGAAGAATTACCATGGGCAAAAGTTTATTCTCATGCATTTCAAGGACCTACTGGTCAGTGGTACATTGAAAACTCACTAACTACTGTTGGACAGAAAGACCCCGTATCAGAATATAATACGGCTCTTTGGAATACAGGTGCTGAGTCTGATAAAGAAATTGCTAGAAAACAAAAGAGAAAGTTACAATACTACTCTAACGTTTATGTAGTAACAGACCCTAAACACCCAGAGAATGAGGGTAAGGTTTTCTTATTCAGATATGGTAAGAAAATATATGATAAACTTTTGGCTGCGATGCAACCAGAGTTTCAAGATGAACAACCTGTCAATCCATTTGACCCATTTAGTGGTGCTAACTTCAAGTTGAAGATTAGAAAGGTTGCTGGTTTTTGGAACTATGATACATCGGATTTTGAGTCATCTTCTAAATTATTTGAGGATGAGGCAAAAATCGAAGCAGTATGTCAAAAAGCATATCCTCTCAAAGAGTTTACAGCTGCAGATAACTTTAAATCATATGACGAACTAAAAACTAGACTCGACATTGTTTTAAGTGGTAAGACTGTGGTCGGTAATGTCGCAGAGACTATTGATGAAGTTGAGAAGTCGGATACCAAAGAAACGAAGACTGAATCGGCAGAATCAACAGATGATACTCTGTCATATTTTGAGAAACTTGCAAACGCATAGGAAAATCAAGGAAAAAATAACCCTTGACAATAACCCCCAATATGTGTTATCTTGATACTTGTATAAACATAAGAGAAAGGTAACACATGTTAAATTTCTTAAACTTAGTGAAAAAGGAGAACTACATCATGGGTAGACAAGCACTATCAAAAACAGCAAAGATCAGAAACCTA